TTGCTGTCCAGTGTGAACTTCAGGCGCGTGTTCTTGAGTGTATCGGCGCCTGCGTCCGTGCCCGAGGTTGCGGAGCTACCAAACGCCATGCGCGCAGTGTTTGCCACCGCGACCGTGATGTCGTTCTCTGCTCCGCCACGGACGAGTGTAAATCTGACCTGGGATCCAACCGCGACCACGTTTGCAACGTGTTGCAGGCCCGTGTCGTTTTCAAAGTACAGAGGGTAGGTCCCGCCACTGGCTGTCTCGCCCGCAAGGGCGGCGGCAAACTCGTCGGCCGACCCGATACCCGAGCCGGACAACGTCGGGAGATCCCAGCTGAGCGTGAGGTCTCCGAGCGCGGCCGTGACGGTCACAGTCACAGATGCCGTTCCGGCAAAGTCAAGCGCAGTGCTGGTTACGCTCGCTACCTCCGCGTACTCAACATCCACGCCAACGGCCGTGTCGCCAGATGCGAACCCGAAGGTCGTCACGACCGTCGTCGACTCTGTCCCAAGAACCATTACGCTCTGGTCAGCGCCAGTCTTGACGGTCGAGACCATCAGGATCTTGTCGCCGCCGCTGTCTTCGCCCAGGGAGAAGGTAAGGGCAGAGAGGGCAGTGTTGGCGTTCAGGCTGGTAACCGCGGCTGCCAGGTTGCTCCCGACAGACGCTACGAACGTGTGGGTCACGTCATCCAGGGTGACGCCGTCTTCCACAATCCGGAAGGTGAGCGTTCCGCCCGTCAGGACGGGGATCGTGGCAGAGAAGGGCGAGCTAAGAAGCTGCGCGGGGAGGGCAGCAAGGGCGCCCCCGTCATCACCCAACAGTTCCGCCGCTTCCGGGGCGGGAGTCACAGACCCCCACACCAGATTATTCGCGATGAAGTACGCGTACACCGGAGCGAACGGAACCATCGCCGAGGGCGTGCTGACCTCGATGGTCGAGTAGACCGCAGAAGACAGGTTACCGTCCGCATCGAACGTGGATCGAGACGAGTCGAGTGTACCGAGCTTGAAGCGCGCACTCTCAACAGCGGTCACAACCGCTGCGCCGACCTGAGTGCCATCGGCCCAGAACTCATCGCCCGGGGTCGTGGCAGTCGCCGCCTTGAGCGGGACGGTCGCGCCGGAGCCGGTGAACACCGGAGCAGGTGCAACACCGCCAAGTGTCCCATCCTTCGCCTGAAGGAAGAAGGGAGAGGCAACCGAAGTGACGGCGGCGTTGACGAGGTACTGGCCCGTGTGGAACTCGATCCACGGAGTTGTCAGGTCTCCGTCCAGGTCATCTTGTCCCCGGAAGCCAGATCCCTCGATCCGGTAGGTCGAGGCCGCCACGAGAGCGGAGCTTTCTCCGTCCGTCAGAGTCGGCAGTGCGCTCCCGGTGACGAAGATCGAAGACGCGGCGCCAAACACCCGGCTCTGGATGACCACGCCGGCATCCGTGCTCAGGCTTGCATCGAAGTCAGACAAGTCCGAGTACGCGGTGACGGTGACGCCCGGGACGCCCGCGAGGGCTGCCGCAACGGCCGCAGGGGACATCGTGCCCACAAACGGAACGACTGTGGGCGTCGCGTCAGACGGGCTGTTGGCCTTGATGTTTAGAAGAAGCGTGGTGCTCCCAAAGGCAAACTCCGTGCTCCCGGAGTCGAACACGACAACTGCGCGCCGCGCCTCATTGAGAGAGGCCAGGAAGGCCGAGCCTGTGCTCCCGTGCGAACCACGCGGAAGCGTGGTCAGTGCGCCTGCGTACAGTAGGCGTGCGCCGACCTGCGACTCGTCGATGTTGATCTCATCGATGTTGTCGCGCGGATCGGGGAACTCGGCCTGCGTGATCGCAAGAGAGGTCTGCGTGTACCGCTGTGTGGTGTACTCGGCATCGCCGTTGACCGCACCAGAGCTGTCAATCGCGTTCACGATCTGGTAGCAGGGGCCGACAACCACCGGGTTGAGGGTAGGAGTTGCGACCGCAGCAGGAGTCTCACGGAGCTCCTGAACCACGATGACGCCGGGGCGGTTTTCACTTGCCATTGGAGGTCACTCCTATTCGTCCTGGAAGTCTTCAAGACCGGAGATTTGGAAATCTTCGATCCCTTCGTGGATGGTCTCAGTCACCGGCTGATGGTAGGTCGGAATCCCGTTACTTCTGTCGACGATTCTACCACCACCAAGGCGCCGCACGCGGACATCATCGGTGTTCATCGCCAATCGTATAGAAGCAATGGTCTCGTCCGGTGTGAATTCGTACTCTGATGCGCGTCTCGATCCTGTGATTAGGTCGAGAGACCTGAACTGGGCAGACTGTTTTGGACTGGTTTCCCAGGTCCATTGAAGTTGGAAGGGGATGTTAACCTGGCACATGATCAGCTGCCCGGGGTCGCCGACAACAAGCTGACCTGGAGGACTGGGAGAGTTTACCGTAGGAGAGGGCCGTGCGATAGAGTAAAACCCACCTGGACTCTCCAACAGCCGCTGATTGACGCGAGTGTGGTGTGAGACGAGGTGCGCAAGCCGCATGGCGACGATGTCAGAATCGGCGAGCGTATAGACAACAAGGTATCCCGAAAGAAGATCTGTCCTCTTTCGGGCTCCATTGTTCATGTTGTAGGACAGAAGGTTGTCGATGCCGATGCCTGCATACTGATATGGTCCCATCACAACGGTGAGAGCGGGTCTCTTGCCCACTACTTCCGTATTTAGGGGAGCCTGTCCTCGAATGAGAATCTCTGAAACTTCATCGTCTGGTTCCCAGTGGAATGTTCCAGCCGGCATCCAGTTAAAGAGACCTTGAAGATATTGCACATACAGACGCATTGCGTAGACAGCGGGATCGTCTCCCCTGCCTACTTCAAGTGCGGAGCGTCGTGTATGCGCGAAGCTCACTTCCTGCCCCTCTCCATCTCTCTGCGCTTATCCATGCGGTCCCGAATGTACTCTGAAAGCCCATAGCTTCCTACGGCAGATGCAGTTCCTGCCGCCCCTGCCCCGAGAGAATGGAGTGTATGGACCAGATTTCGGCGCTTCTCACTAGTCATCCTCCTAAGCTTTTCCTGGATCCCCGGTGTTTCTAGAATCCTACGAGTTGCGCCACCTCCTATGACTCCCCCAATTAGGGTACCGGCTCCAGCAGCTAGGGTAGGAAGTCCTACAATCTCCACAAGACTTTCTTTGCGCTCGTTACTGTCGCTCATGGCCGTACTCCGTAAAGAGAGAACACATCTAGGTCCCGGGTTTTAGAAGCTTCTTGTGTGTGGGCATTTTGAAAATTTCTTCGGGGGCTCAGGACCACCGTGGAAGTATCTACTTTGAGCGGGATCTTATCCTCAACCGACCCCTTCTGAATAAGAACCATCTTGATCTCTGCACGCACGCGAACGCCCGACATCGCAGTTCCGCCAGATTCCGTAACTCTGTAGCGACGGTTCTGGTTGTCGATGATCAGATCCAGCGGCTTGATTGCTGGGCTTGGGCCGCAACGAAGCTGGGCAACCTGTACTCGACGATGATCCTCAACAGAGACCTGCTCAGTCTCTGGCATGGCGTCGATCTGAGCCCAGAAGGCCGTTGGGTAGTGGTATCCCCCGCTAAAGCCAGTGCCCCAACAAGTGGGGCAGCGAGTATCTACCGTCTTTCCAAGAACTTGATCATAGCAATTGGGGCACCTCTGTCCGAACGATCGTCTGGGAAAGAGCCAGCAGCGGACCCCAACGAACTCCTCGAAGAGCACACGCTCGAGTCGGATCATCTCCGTTGCGAGGATGTTGGGGCTCCCCTCTCGATCAAAGGTCACAGAGTAGACGACACGGTCTGTGGGAACGTGCCGACACCGAATTCGATAAAATAAAGTGCGCGCGTTTGTGGTGATCGAATGAACCGCATTGTCGCGGATCATGTACTGATCAACCAGAGGGCCGGCGATCGTGTCCCACGGACCCGCCTCCGCCTCGGAGCGTTCCACATAGAACTCGTACTGCTGTACATCTTCCGTGGTCGACTCGATCTCCCAGAACACGTCATTGTAGTTCAGAGAAAAAGAGACAACGCGCTCGTTGCGGAACTGAAGCATTACTGCCCTCGCAGTTGCTTCTTAATGATCCTCGATGCCCCGTATCCTGCCCCAACCCCGGCAGCAGTCTGGAGTGCAGCTGCTAAGGCTGGATGGTCACTGCGGAAGTCCGCAATACGCTTTTTGAGACTGTGGATATCCTCTTTAAATTTGCTGGGGGCTCCTCTCCTGCGAGCCTCGTCTATAGACGCCTTTTCCAGCTTTAGTCGGAATTGTTCGTTCGTCAGCCTCTCTTTGTCGGTAGAAGTCTTGTGCTTCAGGCTGTCATAGATAGACTCCGCTCCCGCAAGACCTCCGACAATTGCTGCGCTAATGTGATCTGGGCCTTCGTCTTTCGCCAGTAAATCAATGAGGCGCCTTCTTATAGACGTGGAGCCGGCCGTCTTCTCAACACCACGAAGCTCTGCCCAGTACTCGACAGCGGCAAGCTGGCGCTCCATAGGAGATGCCGACTTCCATAGGGCGTCCGGAATGTCCGAATGCGAGTTGGAGAACAGATCTTCCATAAGAGCCTCAGAAGTTCGAGAAGTAGACGCCGTTGATGACGAAGTACTCAGACTCTACACCACCGCCTTCGAAGGCGTACTCTACGTTCAGCGAAGACTTCACCCGCATCTTCTTTTGTTCGTAGGAATTGCGGAGCATCTGAATCCAGCCCATCAAGAACTGAGACTTGTCAGACACCGAGACGGAGATTCCTCCGTCCGAGTAGTTCATCTGATTCCGTAGCTGAAGGAGTCCGACTGATTCCAGAATACGAATGACTGCCGCCTCCCTCAGCATGCTGAGGGAGGGGAAGTTCTTGAGCCCTACATTCCCAATGAACGGTGGAGTCGAGTTGTAGTCGTCGATGGCGTCCACAACTGCCCACGCGATCATGCGGTCGCTGGTCTCCTCGCCAGAGATCAGGCGATTGAGTTCGGGGAAGTCACGCAGGTAGAGGCGAATCATCGCCACGACCTCGTTCATCCTCTTGCTCGCCGAGGGAATGACTGTAGTGCTCTCAAAGGACATCAGTCTCTCTCCTCAAAGTCCGTTCCGCGCTTGGCCCACCGGCGAAGCCAGAAGAAGGACTCCGGGTTTACCTGCACGCCGTCCTTGAAGATCGCGCGAGACAGCAGGATGGCCAGCATCTGCGGTCCAGGCGACTTGTTGAACACAAGAGGAGGGGAGATCTGCTGACACAGCCCGAGAAGATCCTCCTTCTCCAGTGTGCGCAGATACGCCAGCGCCTCATCCTGCGTCATCGGCGTCGTGGTCACCTGTAGATTGCGAAGCGCACTCTTGCTCGTCGAAGTGAACTTCGGAGGAAGCGTGCGTCCGATCCACAGGTGCGACCCGTGCAGCTTACGGACCTTTTCGCTGATGTCCCCTTCGGGGATCTCAGCAAACTTGCCAGGGCGGATGAGAGTGTTGCCCACGCAGATTGCGGTCGGGAGGGACGCGGTGTTCGGCCGGTCACTGATGTTGTGGACGATCATGCGATCCTCTCAAGGATGGCGTCGACAAGCTGCGACTTGGAGAGACCTGTACCATTGCCACCGCCGACCTCGGCCAACTTGGCGCGCAGCTTGGCATTGGTCAGCTCGAGCAAAGACTCTCGGAGGCCAGGTGTGCCCTCGTCCTCCGCCCACGTAGGGCTCTCGGGGGCGGCCTCGGGATCCTCTACGGTAGGCTCCTCTACGGGAGGTGCCTCCACAGTAGGAGATACCGCAATCGGTTCCGGCGGTGCGGGAGGAGTTTCTACGACAGGAGGCGGCGCAGCCACCTCGGGTGCCGCTACTTCGGCAGACAACAGCCCGCGAAGATGAGACTCGGACAACTCCGCAAACGGGGATGCCGAAAACACGCGGACTACGCCGCAAGAGATCAGCTCAATGATGTAGCGCACATCAGCAGGCTGGAGCACCGAAGTGTCCACGTTCCGACTGCGGCGCGGTGGAAGATGGGCACCCGCAATCACCGGAGACGGCGTCACGGAGCCGGGATTGCGACGTCGAATCTCATGCGTGCTCGGATCACGTACGACGTTCTGGATGACGATCTTCATGTGTTGTCCTCTAAGTAAAAAGCCCCGGCCCGACAGGCGGACCGGGGCCAATGAGACCGTCCCCGGTCTCAACGTCAGAAGACGTTGATGTTCGGGAAGGTCAGGCCCTCAGCGACCTTGTTGTTGAGCGCGCCGATGGCGCTCTCCTCAACAGGGATGACCGACGTGGCGCTGGCGTCTGTCGCATCGCCCGGGTAGAGCTCGAGCTTGACGACGGCGGCGATGTTGCCAAAGCCCATGCCGACGTCCATCCAGGCCTGCCAGAAGATGCGGTTCGCGACCTTGTCGATGTAGAACTTCACGTCGTTCAGCGTGTAGTTCCGGCCGAAGAACTCCGGGGCCGTGAAGACGTAGACGTTCCCCTCGCGGAGGATGTCGTTCTTGATGGTCCGGATGATCCGAAGGCCCAACACCTTGTTGTAGGTGTAGCCATCGAGCGCCGTCTCGCTCTGAAGACGATCGCCGTAGTCCTCGTGGGTCCACTGGTCGAAATCGTCCGCATCGCTCTCGGTCATGAGCATCAGAGCGGGCCGCAGGCGGCCAGCGCGGATGGTCTCACTGCCGACGACGATCTGGCGCTTCAGGAGCTTCTTGATGTTCACGATGTCAGCGCGCTGAATCGCGTACACGTCGAAGTCCGTGGCCGAGCCGCCCGACTGGGTCGCGAGAACGCCCTTGATCTTCGAGACGGTGAGCTGGCCACCGGCGACAGAGAAGGCAGCAGAGCCAGAGTTGCCCTCGGCCTGCATGGCGTTGACGCAGGACTCGACGTGGTTCAGGAACTCGCGATCCTTCACCTCGACCATGTCCTTGAGGCTGTTCTCCTCGATGATGCGCGTGATGGGCATCTCGTAGGCCATCAGCTCCTGCTCAACGATCTCGAACTTGAGGGACGAGATGGTGAAGAAGGAGATGGCGTACCGCTTGCCATTCACGTACTCAGCCGTCGGCTGACCGCGGAAGTTCACGGCCATCGCCCGGGAGCCCGGCTCAATGTCCACGATCTTCACGAGCGTGTCATGCTCGGTGGAACGCTGAAGGTCGCCACGCACAACACGCTCGTTCGGAACGATCATGTCGGCGAAGCTGGACTCGCGGAGGCGGTCCTTGATGTAGTTGAGAGAGGCGGCTGCGGTCTTCGTTGGACCCTCGGTCTCGAGGCGCTCAATGAAGCCCGAGTTCACCATATCTGCGGAGTAGTCCATGGTGTTCTCCTACGGGACGTTGGGTCGATTAGAGGTAGCCGGGCTGGAACAGCACGGTTGCGTCGTTGGTGCCGTGAACCTGCATGATGACGCCAGCGTACCAATCTCCTGAAGCGGGAGTTACGCCGTCACCCACCGCACTCTCAGAGACGAGGGCAGCAACCTGACGGCCGCTGGAGTCATTGCAGAGCTGGACGAAGCATCGCTCGCCAGCGTGGCCGGAAGCACAGACAATCATCTTAGTCCGGAATTCGAAACCGACTGGACCAGTGATGCAGTGTGCCTTCCGGGTAAGCTGCGCGTCGTAGCGCCCGCGCTCCTGGAAGTACAGGAAGCAGGGAGTCGTCGCCAGGTCGTTGGCACTACCCGCGTCAGACGTCGCGACGGAGAGGGCTGCGGGGGAAGCAGCGTCGTAAGCGACGTTAGCAGCTGCGCGCTTCAGTTTGCCGGTACCGTCGAAAGTCAGCCACTCGCCCTCTTGCAGCGGGTTCGTGGAATCAGGGTTGAAGGGATTCGCAGAAGCGCCCCCATCAACGTTTGCGACAACGGTGTACCCGAGGTCGCGCGTGTAGAGGGTAGAGTACCCAGGATTCAGAATGGTGACGAACTGTCCAGCCATGGTTGGCTCCTATTACTCGCCAGTGAGGCAGAAGGAAGTGAGGGGGTCAAGAGCCGACCTGCCAGGACGGTCCGATAGATCAGCGATGCGAACATTGCCCGCGCTCGCCATCTTCACAGCCTCCCTGACGTTCTCAAGCTGCGCATGACCCCGGAGATGCGCAATCTTCTCATCGAACGTCATGTGGGCGTTGAGGCCCTTGTCTTCCATCTCACGCGCGAGCTCAGCAACCTGAGAGTCGCGTGCAATAGAAGCAAGCTTTGTGCGGAGCTGGATGTTCTCCTGCTCCAGGCTCGCGACCTTTTCGGTCAGCGAGCGAATGACTGTCGCGCTCTTCGCAGAGACCACAGCCAGTTCTGCACTACCAATCTTGAGCATTGCAGTCCTCGCTAAAACTTTCGGAGTAGTTGGTCCAGTCGAGCCTGCCTCGCCTGGGATTCTGTCATCTGCATCGGCGAAGATGCAACCTTCGCGTGATGCGATTGTAGCGAAGAACTAAGTCCTTCGCAAACCCCAAATAGGGCTTCCTTTACGTGCGGACCAAACTCACCCGAGTCGATCTTATCGAAAAGGACTGAGTACTCGGCGATGGATGCTTTCTTCTCTGTTGGTTCGCGACGGCGGCGCAAGATACTCATTTCAGCTCCTGCTATCCGAGGAGGACCGGGCACGGCGAGCTGCCTCTCTGTTGGCCTCCACTGACTTTAGTCTCTGTGACATGTAGCCGCCGGCAGCACCAATGGGCGCTCCAACCGCGGCTCCTAATGCGGCCCCTTTGAGGGAACTACTCGGATTTGCTGAACCAATCATCGCGCCCGTCAGTGCACCTCCCAACGCGCCCATGCCTGTCCTCATCCCAGTCTCGCCTTCTTCATAGGCGATGCGACGAGCAAGCTCGTCATCGCTCATCTCATAAACAGGACGCGTCGCTTGAAAAGATCCTCCGCCATAGTCGTAGGCCTCTTTGTTCATTGATGACGGCCCGCCCAGGGCAGAAGCCTGCTTTGCAGTGGACCTGTCGTGCAGCATCTTCACACCGAGCAACCCTGCGCCCCCTACGCCTGCGCCGATGAGAGCCTTCTGACCAGTAGTCAGACCCTCCGCGGCCGGCGCAGGAGCTGCCCCCCGGGCGGCCCCCCGCATGGAACCCACGACGCCAGCAAGTGCCCCTCCCGCATCCCGAACTTGGTCTCCGATGTTAGAAACCGCCTTTCTTCCCTCAGTTACTACATCGTTGACGCCTGCTATCTGCTTTTTCATGTAGTCGAGCTGTCTGGGCGTCAAATTCTGTACGTAATCGAGGCCTCTCTGAAAAATATTTGGTGGCGGAGCAGAGCCTTTCTTCAGTAGTTGAAGACGCCTCCGGACCGAGGAGACCTTCAAGTGCCCTCGGCTTGCAGCCTGCGGGAAAATCTGAGAAGCGGTAGCATCGCCGAGTGTATCGCTGGTGTGTCCGAAAGCTTCGGCCAAACGCGCACGCGTATTCTTCTTTAGCTCGCGGCGATTTGCGTTGACTGGGCCCTCATTCGTATGCAGGGTCTTACGATACGTGGAGTTCTCATTCTGTGTCGAGACTCCCGCCATCGTCTCTGAGTCGTGTTCAGCGGGACCGCCCATTCCGGCGGTCTTGTTGTTCATGAGCACGTCGTACAGAGACTGGCTGCCCGCTTGCTTAAATGACTCACGCAGAGTCTTTTCGCCGTCCCTGGCTTCGGGAGTGGCTGACCCCTGAGTAGGACTATTGCCTGCGACCAGTCCCTTGGGGGCAAGGCGGGTCCTTCCCTCGGACGGGGCAATTCCCTGAGTACCCGAAGCCGCTGTCGGACCCTGGGCGGGGCTGGCTGTTGCAGCCTTATAGAAGTCGCGGATCATCTCCTGGCGGAAGGCCGCAACCTTATCGCCACCCGACGCACTTAAGGAGAGGAACTCCAGAGCTCCCGCGATCTCTTCGGCTTCCTTGATGAGAAAGGACCCGTGGGCAGATGCGACCTTGGCGGTCTCAACAGGGGTGTGAGCACGCGCACGAGCGGTTTCAAGAGCCTGGTCAATCATGCTTCTGTAGTTGCTCATGGACGACCTCTACTCAACGGGAGGGGGTTCTGGGGTCCCTACGAAACCAGTGGTTCCAGAGGACAGCGGGGATGAGGGGTTGTTTGCTGTTCGAGCTGTGCCGGTCACCGTGGGTCTTCCCACTCCGGCCTGAAATCTAGCGAGGTTTTGTCCGGCGGCGCGGCCAGGATTCGCGAGTCCTCTTGGAGTTCCATTAGCGGTGCCAGGAACCCGAAGTGTATCATCAATGCTATTTGACGATAGCTTTGTTAGTTCGTCCACAAAGAAAGGCCACATGAGATCAAGCACGGCGCCACCCCTCGTGGTGTTCACAAGAGATGGCGCCGTGAGGAGTCATCAGATGTCGTAGCCAGCGTCAAGAAGCATCTCGACGGCTAGATCGGCGGCGGAGTCGGAGGACTTCTTCTCGAGGAGCTTCTTGCCCGCGTAGCCAGCGGCCCCGAGGCCAGCGAGCCCGACAGCGCCACGAGCAGCGAGGACCTTGCGGGCCTCTCTCACAAGCTCCTTATCGACCTTCCCCTTGCGATTGAAGATGAGGCCCTTCTTGTGGCCCTTACCGTAGGCAGCTCTGAGAACGCCAGGACCCTTCTTGCCGCTCATCTGGTTGAACAGGCTGCCAGTAAGAAGGGTCGTTCCGCGCACCGCCTTGGATCTCATGGTGTCGCCAGCAGCGTCGACAAACGACTCTGCTTTGGGGGCTCCCAAGTCACGATTTGCACGGTATCTCTTGGAAAGCGACGCGACCTTCTCAGCTACGTCCCCTGCAACGTCCTCCGCAACGTCCTCTCCGAACTCGTCCTCAATGATCGAGAGCGCGTCGAGCACGTCGTCGTCAAACTCAATCTCGTCGAACGCGGAGGATTTTTTGGACATGTGCTTCGAGGCCAGGTAGGCACCGCCGCCGAGAAGTGCCGCTGGGGCGCCGTAGGCACCCAGGGTCTTGAGGCCGCCTCTGAGCATGTTCTTGCGGGCGTCCTTGCGGGGCCTCTTAATACCCATCTTGGAGGCAAGCTCAGTCAGCCGGCTCTTGCGGTCGGTGTTCCCCTGACGGAACTGCTCCGCCTTCAGGGCGCTCTTGTACGAGCGGCCAAACCTACGAGCCCTGTCCTTCAGGGTAGACTTGCCACGGAATTTACGGTACTCCTCGCCAACGCGATCCTTCATGCTGGCGACCTTGTCCATCTCATCCGCGTAGGCCCGAGCCATGTGTCGGCCAAGGATTTCGGCCTCCGCGAGCTTCTCCTGAGCGTCCGCCACCTTCTCCTCGGCGTCTTCGTCGCCGATCTGGAGCGGAAGTACATTCTCGACGTAGTGCTCGTAGAGCTCTACGATCTCGTCCTCATCAAGTTCGTCAAGGTCGATACCCTCGTCCGCCGCGGTCTTCTCGAAGAGACCCAGGATGTCAGCAGCAGCCTCTTTTTCGAGGTCCTCGTCGGCACCCTCAACCTGCGCCGGAAGCACGTTCTCGACGTAGTGCTCATACAGCTCTGCGAGATCCTCGTCGCTCATTTCGTCGAGGTCGATGCCCTCGGCAGCGGCAGTCTTCTCGAAAAGGTCAACGATTTCGTCATTCATGGCGGAGGCCTCTTTGGTGGATGAGGTGGGAGCGGAAACGAACTGCTCAAACAGGGAGATGACCTGGTCTTCACGTAGGTCGTCGAGATTGACACCTTCGGCGGCCGCGGCCTTCTCGAAAAGACGCACAGAGGCCGCCTTCTCAAGATCTTCGGTCGTGACGCCCCGAGACTGTAGTTCTGCGAGTAGGGACATGGGTATCTCGCTAGTGTGGGAGAGAGGGGGCGTCTTCGGGAGTGGATCCCTCAGCCTCGTGGACCAATCCTAATCTAAGACCTGGCCAGTAGGCAACATGCAGCATGATGTTTGATAACGCAATCGCATCATCGGCAATCTTTACATCATCATCGATTCGTGACGAGAATGCGCCCGGGACTGATACTGCGCTCAGGTCAGGCTTGTTGTCAATCAAGCCCAGCCTATACGCATTGTAAAGATCCGCAATCTCCTCCAACCCGTCTACCTCTTCTGGCTCCTCTACCGGAGAGGGCGACACTCGAATCACCATGCGTGAACGCATGGCCGCCGGAGCAAAGGACCTACTTTGGAGAAACGGGCTGAGAAGATTGATCATCGCGCTCATCGCATCCTCCGGAACGAAGGAGGCTGCATTGAACGGTGATGATGACATACGAATAGGACGCTGTGCGAAGACCTGATTGTTTTCATAGAGATCGTCCGCTAGATCTGGGTCTTTTCGGACGATCATTACCCGCATGAACTCGCGCGGGCGAAGAACAATCCCAAGTCTTGCCGCTGCGCGAAGATTGGGCCCGGGATTCTCTGCAATTGCATCAAGCACGTCGCGCGGAAGCTCAGGTAGGCACATCTCCTCTTTGCGCACCAGACTCATCTGAGATGCAGACGGGGCAGGAATGCGCTTCAGCATCTCTGCAACCTTAGAGAAGGATGCAGTCTTGATACCGAGCTGTGCGTTCGCGCGCTCGTTGAAGACTTGTTTCAGGTGCGAAATCTGCTGTGGAGCTACGCCATACCTACGCTGGAAGGTGTGGACCGAGATCTCTCTCCACATCTGGAGTTCGGGGGCAGACATCGTACCAGCAAGCAGACGCTCCTCTGCCAGACGCTCTTGCATGAAAAACCGCAGAGCTTCACGTTCCAGTGGTGTAGAGGCAGGAATGGTCTCGAGGGCGCGGGTCAGCGCCTGCTCCAGCACTGCGTCGGGGACAGGTGCCGGCTTGGTCTTTGCCGGGGCTTCCTCTGGCGCAGACGCGAGCTTCATCCCACCTGGCTGGAAGGGATAAATCTTCTGAGAGTACGCGTTCTGTCCCGAGAGCATTGGGGTGACGTTCGACATCACCTTTGCAGATCGCTCTGCACCGACGAACACGAACGAGTCATCAAAGAATCGCGGATAGTCATTGTAGACGCCGCACACCCGACCGTCTGGCAGCATTGCCTTCATGCCGTATGGAGGAGGGGCTCCTCTCTGGACGTGTTTGCAGTACTCCATTGGGGTGCGTGCGATATACCCACAGATTGAGCATCGATCGTATGGGACTTTGCTTCCCATGCTCGAGTCGGGGAACTCTCCCGCTTCGATTCTGGAATAGAGATCCATAGCGCCCTGCTGCGCGCACATTTCCCGGATAAGTTCGGATACCAGGATGACGCGCTTCATGCGGTCATCCCAAAATGCACCTAAGATGAAGCCGTATGCTTTATTGGGATCCTTGTTGACATGATGCCGAAAGCGGTGCGCATTGTAAAACGTCGGATAGCCCCAAGTTAGAGAGCCCCACTGAGGAAGGGCCTCTGTCTCGTTTGCTGCGCGCCTTCGCGCATCAATGTCCCAGACAGGAATCTGCTCAAATCCCGGGGGTGTCCGACGCAGCCCCACTTCGGTGAACCAGTCTCCGCGTAGGTTGAACCCGACGTACTCGCCTGCGCCTAATGCGGAGTTGACCAGATAGAGACGACCTGGCTGGGCTCGGATCGACTCAATTAGCTCAATTACCTCGGGAAGGTGCTCTCCAGAAGCAGTCTTGGAGAGTCCATCTGTCTCAGATAGACCGTACGACGAGCCGGGCTCTACCCTGTGGATCAGAGGAGAGCCGGACTCAGACTTACCAGAGAATAGCGAATATTTCTCCATCAGTCGTCCAGCAAGCCAGCCTTGGTAGCTGCGCCAGCGGTAGCCTTAGACGCAGCCTCCGCCGCGTAGTCCTTGGGGGTCTTATTCTTCTGCTGGATGCTCTGGAGTAGCGCAGGATCGTAGCGGGGCGCGCTAGTGGGGTCATCCGGGTTCATCCGGTTTGTCATGACCATGTCGAGGATCGTCCCTGCGATTAGAGGATCCTTGGAGTACTCAGGATTGGTACTGCGGAGCGTTTTGAATGCCATACGCAGATTCGGATCATCCGGGGATCCTAGCTGGGGGTTAACCTCCACAACTCGACGAAGATCGCGATTGAAGTTCATGGCCCCAAACGTGCTCTCAATTGCCTGGGGAACCTGCGCTCCGGCGTACGCCAGTGTTGGGGCGGCAAGCGCGAGTCCGCCGAGTGCCGCGATCTGGGCTCCGCTCATGGAGGCGGACTTATTGAGTGCCTCCGCCGTCTTCTCGAGACTCAACAACTCCTCCGAGGTAATCTCCCCACGAGCGTACGCCAAATATGCAGTTGCTGGTACTTGGATAGCCATTATCTGGAACCTCCCGGGGCTTTTCTTGGGTCGAGGACACCCGACTTCTTAAGTGTGGAGGCACCCATTGCCGCCGCACCCGCTGTTCCCACGGCCAGGATCGGGTGTTCCTCTACAAAGTGTCCTACGGCTCTGATGCCTGATGTTGAGCGAAGGGCTTTCGGCACGGAGGCCATCTTCTCTCCGAATAAGGACTCGGTCAGTGCCCTATTCGTATACTCAAGATCGGCCTGAATATCGCGCAGCGCGATCTCAAGGTGAATGTGCCGCTCCTCCACCGCCGCAACCTTTGAGAATGAGGCAGGAAGTGGGTGCGCCGGATTGATCTCTCCGAAGGACGCGGTCTTCGTCAGCCGAAGTCCGGCAGTCGTCCGCTCTTTTCCAAGCAGGTACTCGGAGAGATCTGATGCGACCTTGGTCGCAGTTTCTTGGGATGTAGAATTCCAGTCCATGCCTCCGAAGCAGGCATGAAGAACGTCCTCTACGGACACGCCGTCCTTCACTGCGGCGTATGCTTCTTTGGACAGCTCGCGCCTCGCGGACATGATCTCCGTATCGAGCGATCGGAGTTCCGCAGTCACCGCGGCGGATGCCTCCTTCAAAGAGTCATGGATCTTCTTGAGATCATGAAGGCCCTGTGCCTTCGTAAACGGAGCACTGTAGTCGGTGTCCGATGCAGACTTCATGAGCTCGTCAAAGGCATTCGCTGCTTTGAACTTCGGGAGTCTCGGCACAGATGTAGATGCAGTTTTTTCTGTCATAACACCACCGGACAAAGAAGTTGCGCGTTTAGGCGCTGATGCGACCTTCTCTGCGCGAAGAACCTCGGCTGCGACTTCTGCATCCGGGGGATCGAAGACGATGTACCGATCGGCGCTGGAAGCCTGCTTGTGCATTCGCTCATACGTGTCGTGGTACGTCATCTCGCAGATACGCCGAACATGCTCAGCTGTCAAGTTTGCGCCACAGGCACTTGCCTGCTTGATTACGGCCTCTGTCAGCGGAGTACCTCTGGACAGGAAGTCCGAGGTCGCCGCCTGAGCGAGACCTTGGAGATACTCTTTGGTGATCGGACTGCCGTACATCAGAAACCTGGAGTGGGAATGAAGTACTCGATGAGTATAGCCGACGCAGGACGCGTCCTCGGCAAGACAGAGAGAACTATCCGAAACTACATCAAGACGGGACAACTTACAAGTACTGGTAGCGGAAGATCTCGACTACTGGACCCAGAGGAAGTCCACGAGCTTCTTGCCGCCCCAAAAGGAGAGAGGATTACTGTAGCCGAGATCCGCACCCTTCGCGCAACAGTGCGGCGTCTCGAGTCTGAGGTTGCAGTCATCCAGCACATGCTGGACCTGCGGAACGAAAGTCTTGGCATGACGAGCCAGTACGCGAAGGAGCTTCACGCTGCCATGATCGAGCAGTATGGGCGTCCTGCTGGGAGTTACTCCACGACCGAGATGCGGGCATGGGCCGACATCTTTACACGGATGGATGAGGCCGATCTTCTGACATTCAGCGGTGCGGGGGCTGCATGGAAGATTCTACTTCGCCTGTGCGGACGGATGCTCTCTGAGGTGACCACGCATCCAGACTACTCCACGTCTCTTGAGCTTCAGCAGATTCATCGTCTGCTGGCAGATGGGAGGAGGAGGTTGAAGATCTCGATCTTCATCTACTTGGAGAATTTGAGTGACGCGACCACAGCACTGGAGCGAACTCTAAAAGAGGATGTGTTCGAGCGTCTAAAAAATGACATAAAACCGTCATAACTATTTTGCTGTGGAGACATAGCATGAAGAAACCCCCGATGAAGGTGAGATCTCCGGCGGCGAACGTTTCGCCGGAACATATTCTCGATCAAAACGATGCATCCCCCTCTAAGGAGCGTACCACCATGGCAAAGAAGAAGAACGACGGCAAGATGAACGCCTACACCAAGTACTCCGGATTCATGGAGAACTCGCTCGGTCTCGGTCGCAACGGCAAGCGTCTTGCACATGGAGGCATCGTCGCCGGCGGAACCTGGGCCGCCGGCCGCTACGGAGGCGTGGAAGTCATCAACAATAACCTCCCCGCCGCGCTGGGAATCGGGGCGGCGGCCGGTTTCCTGGGGACGGTCGCCCTGGACAACATGTTCATCGACGACGAGCAGGAATACCTGCTCCTCGTCGCGTCCCTCAAGGAGCAGGACCGTGAGGTTCTCGCTCAACTGGGCGAAGACTACGCGCAAATCCTCTCCAGGGCACAGTGAGCACTTGACTGACGCCCCGGCATCTGCCGGGGCGTCAGTCCTTGTCCAGTTCTCGATCAATTTTAGCACTTGGAACGAGAATATCTGGGCGAGGGTTGTCGATCATCGAAGCCATGAAGCACAGCAACAGCGCATGAAAACTATCATCGGTAGTATTTGGCGACTTCTTATACTCAGTCATGCGTGTTCTCTCGTTGTATTCCGAGAAGATGGCCAACATGTCCGCTCCGTAAGGACTACCGAACTCGGACCACTTGGGGAACCGGAATACTGACCGTCGCTTGATGGCGTTGAAGATCGCGCTCATTACCTCAGAGCGATGGATGAGAAAGCGGCCCTTTGCAGAGTCGTAGTTCACGATCGTCTTGGGGGTTGAGTACTGATACCGCACCACGCGCTGTGATCCGTAGAGACGAAGAAGCTCGTCGTTCGGCCAGTAGCCTCCTCCGTAGTCCACCCCCACTCGCGACACTTCGAAGGCGGCAAGCAGCTTCTTGATCTTAGAGATTTGCTCTTTCGGCTCCGCCTCCGCGCCAGTGAAGCGGTGAGCAAAGACGATGCGAAAGAAGCCGTCGATGTAGGCCCCGATCATGATGATCGTGTACGAGTTGTTCGAGTCCTGTCCCCAGTCAATCCCGGCGTAGACCTGCTTTCCTCTCAGCTTGGTCATGAATTCTTTTAGCTTGTCCGGCTTAAAAGAGAACTCTCCATCGCAACAAGCCTGAACATCTCCCTGCATCAAGGGTCGTTGGCCTGAGTCGAAGCTGGCCCCAAGCACCTCGTTGTAGAACTTGGCGCGCGGGTACTGGTTGTACTTGGTGAGAATGTTGCTCCACTCCAACCACGGGACCATCAACTGTGGGATGCGGAAGCCCTCGAAGATGTCGAACTTCGGGTTGGGATTTCCTGTCTTGACCCACCGGGCAAGTGGGTGGTCCGGACGGATGACCTCCCCGCATCGATCGCACGACAATCCTTTGATGCCAATGTTCCGTTCCCCAAGAATGTTCCAGTGCCAGGAGCCGGGATTGTTTGGAAGGCCGTGTCGGTCACAAGGAACCGCCCACTCGTTCTGAGTGGAGTACGCGTCCCAGTAGACCTGGATCGAGTTGTCCAAGCTCTTGGGGGTTCCGCTGTAAATGAACCACTTGAATGGACTGTGGGACGCTGCCTCCTCGATGACCGGGATGTTGTCCAGCAGGAGGTCCTGAAACTCGTCCATGCAAATGAGATCGGCGGACAGACCGCGACAGCGGTCTGCGTTCAGAAACGCATACCTGAGCTTGATCTCGCTGCGATTGATCGCCTTCTTCTCAAAGACGTTGTCAGTGAGATGCATCGGGAACCAGGTCTTCAGATCAGGACAAGTCTCCAGCGGCTCCTTGAGCCTCGTCTTGGAAAACTCCTTCGTCTGCTGGCTCGAAGGGGAGACGTAGAGAATGCGAAAGTGCGGAATGAGACACGCATAAGACAGCGTCTTGTTCCCGAGGGTCGTGCTCTTTTCCACCTGACGCCCGCACATCAAAAGGACGCGTGGAGCCTGGATGTCGTAGATTTCCCGTAAGTATCTACGCTCGGCGAAAGAGAAGTTCTCCAATTGCCGCGTGTGCGGGTTGGGCATCATCATCGTCGTCTCAATGAACTGAGACGGCCGGACAGGGATCTGCGCGTCACGGATGTCCTGCTCGCTCAGGCGGACCTGGTCCACAGTCGGCGGCGTGTAGTCCCAGGGACCGGACAGGGAGTTCAGAAAACTCATGATTTCTCCGTCATAAGAGTTTTGCTCACGATGAGCATAAGGGGGTTTCGACATAATGGCTACTATCGTCTCGGGTTACGAAATCAGGCAGATTCGTGGTGAGGCCAGCTTCGCGCTGGTCCTCCACCTCCTCGATCTGAAGGCGCTGACGAGCGCCACCACCATCCGGATGGTCTCGGAGGATATCTCCGAGATCCTGCGCTTCCTCAAGAGCCGTGAGAAGCGGTTCGGGGAAGAGATCAACGTCAGGTCCGCCCGGCCCCTGAAGCTGACGCTTCGCGGAAAAGAGCGCGTCGGAAAAGTGGCGGGTCACTCCGTCACCGTCGATGAATGGTATGGACTTCGGGCCTGGGCATGGCTCGACATGGCGGGCGAGGGCGGGCAGATCAACGTCCCCGTCCTCGTGGCAGAACTCGGGTTTCATGAGATGAAGCCCGAGGAGGGAGAGTCCCTCCAGGAGATGCTCCGCGAATACGTCGCGGGCACACTCACGGAACTCAGGACCACCCATCCCCTCCGGTCCGTCTGGCAGGTTACGCTGGACGGAAATGGCAAGTACATCTTCGACAGCACCCCCGCCGCTCAGTCTGCGGTGGGTGCCGATGGCAGTGAGGAGCTTCGAGCGTAGTCTGCTCGGAGACCTCTACGCCTGGGATCTGGTGCCGCAGGTGGACCCCCTCAAGTGGGTGTTCCACCTGCGGCTGTGTCGCCACATTACAAAAGAGGAGGTTCCTTTTTTTAGGTCCCTCCTCAAAGAGTGGTGTGAAGCAAACGACGCCATATACAAGAAGTCCCACTGGGATAAGTGGGACTTCAAGGCGGTGATCTTGATTAAGGGCTTAGGGCCGATTCTCGAGAACGATCCGTTTCAGGTGACGCTACGCAGCCCTTAGCGATTCATCTTTTACTTTCTTGTCGGCTTCTTAGCAGAGATCCTCTCAGCCGCATTTAGTGCGCTAACAGTGCCCGCAACCGGTATAAAGCCACTTATAATTGGATGTTTGGCGCCAAAGGTCCCATCCCCTCCCTCTTCATAATCGATTCCGGCCTTTCTCAGGGCAGATCTCTGCTGGTACCCAGCAACAAAGGACGTGAGGGGGACTCCAATGTGCGCAACTCCGTGAAGGCCGGCAGCGAGCTGGGCCTTTGATTTAGCTTCGTCTAGCTCTTTCTGAGAAACTGCAATCTTTTCGAGAGACTGCGGGTCCCACAGATCGGAGTGAGTCAGCACTGTAATGTAGGCGGCGACCTTGTTCATTTACGCCTCCTGAAGGCAGCGATCCACCAGATCGAGAAATTTCTCGGTGTAGTGACTGTAGTTGAAGAACGGCGACTCGCAGACTTTTTTAGCCCGCACTGCTAAGGACTCGAACTCTGGAACATAGGATGCGCTGAAGTCATCCGTCTTCCCAAAGTGCGCTTCGATGATTTCGGCCAGGAGTGTCTGGAAGTCCTTGTGCCGAACATTGAAGAACTGGTAGATCAAGTCGTCGTTCTTGACGACGATCACTGCTTTGAACTTCTTCCCTCGGTATTCCGCACGGGGAGGGAGGGAGACCTTGACTTCATGCCCCGGCTTTGAACGCTCGGGGTCTTCCATGAATGTGGGGATCATTAACCAATGTCCGCGTAGAGCTTGAAGGTTCCGCCGGTGGCATTGTGCAGCACCAAGTTCGCCCAGTTGGCAGCCACTGGGAACTCCATCGTGTACTTCTCGCCGAGAGTGAGGAGCTGGTGTTTGATTACGTACTCCGCTACGTCAGCTTCGTACTTCGAAGACGTGTAGTTCGGCGACACCAGCTGTCTGAACCAGTGACTTGCCGTGGTCAGATTGGGTGCGCCAAGATTCGAAAGCCGGAGGTTGAGGTGCAGATCCTGGGTCGGTGCTGCAACCACCTCAATGCCAAGGATGATCTTGTTTGCATTTGCAACATTGATGGCCGACGAGACATGTCCGGCTGCCAGCGCAGCGGCATAGTTTGCGGAGTTCCCCGACCCATTGTAGATCGGAGTGGTTCCGCGATCCCGGGTCGCATCATTGAAGAAGATGGTAATCCACCCGCTACTGTTGCCATAGTAGTCAGGGCCGCCCACCCAGCCGGGAATGTTTTGGGCCTCTAAAAACTCAATCATCTGGTTCTCATCGCGAACCGATTTCGAACGAAGGACAGGCATTACCGTTTCTCCGAGTGAAGGATCTCGTCGCGAGATCGATTCGAGATGGAACCCGTGGGCGACAAGTCTAACAGGCTCGGGATCTTCTTGTTGCCGTGAAGGACCTTGAACTTCTCAAACTTCTTGAGCGTCTCTTGCAGGGCCGTGTCTCCGGCCTGCACACGCTCGTCGATCCGCGCAAGTCCGCGTGCGAGGTTACCGAGCATCTCCACCTTCTTGTCTGAGAGCGGAAGTGTTCGCGTCTCCAGAAAGGTGTGGTACAGCTCGGATCGAACCTCCATCATGATTTTCTTGCCGTCCAGCTCTTTGCGGATCCCGGCCCGGTATGCCGCAGCTTCAGGACCTGCACGCACAGCCAGATGATAGGACTGGAGTAGTGGGCTGACCCTCCCGCTCGTGTCTCCGTTGAGGTACTTGGCCCAGCCGCCAACTCCCATCAGATCGGGGTTCCAGAAGTAGTGACGGAACGCGGCCACCGCCAGCTCTGATACCGGATGGCCGAGCTCGACAAGATTGCGAGATGCCTCGCTGTATGGCACCCCGCTCATCAGCAGCGTCTCGAGCTTTTCTCTCACAATCGGAGCAGAGAGAATCTTGTCTCTCATCTCTTCTGTGTTCTTGTCCGGGTGTACCAGCGAGTAGAGGCCGTTCTTTCGGAGCCAAGACGTCGTGGCGCGATGCTTCGAGTCCCATGGACGGAAGTCCTTGGGAACTTTGGAAAGAATCTCTTGGCACTTCTTGAAGTCTTCGTCGGAGACCTCTGAGAGCCCGTGAATCTCCAGATTCAGGTTTACATCGTCATGGGACAGGGCCGCCCCAATCACGAGTAAGTACTTGATGAAGAATTCTGCGGGGTGTGCCAAGAGTTTTCAGACCTGGTATGTCTTTAGGCTCTTGAGCCCAGAAATGACATCCTCGAGCGCAAACATAGCACGCACGGCCGCGGTCTTTGGAATGCTTTGCAGACCGATCTGCGCTGCAAGCACTACGCTCGCCAACTTGGTCGAGGCTTCCTCTAGCTGCGGAAGAAACTCGATGAAGGTCTCGACATTCTCCGGATTGAGGAAGTTCAGCGCCAGGACAGCATCCACGGACGCGGTGTCTACCAACGCCGACGCCCTCTTGTCGAACGTGATGGCCGAGATCTCCTTCAGAAGATTCACGCGCTGGGGAATCTCCGTCTCAAGCATATCGACTGCGGCTTCCTTGAGGGCCTCCTGGTACAACTCCTCGCGTGTAGAGAGGGGCTGAAGACCAAACATCCGAATCGGCTTACCGGAAGACGCGGCCTTCTCGAGACACGCGGCACTCAGGTTCTGTGGCATGCCTGCGGCAGCAAGCCAGAACACGCCGTCCACCCAGTCGTGCTCACCCGAGCCAACCTTCTCAAAGACAGGACCGCTGAGTCGGCAACCGCCTTCCCATGCGCGAATCTCGGCCATTGTCTCGTACGCATTGGCCTGGGCTGCCTTCATCAACTCGTTTCCGGCAGCAAGCTGAACTGGATTTTCCAGCGGCATGAACTTGAAGTCTGCGGGAATGGCGATGTCCGTGGTCGAGGATGCAACTGGGCGAGTCAGTCCTTGAGAAGGGATGATGCGGATGTCATTCCCCTGCATGTCTTGCGCAGCGAAGTACCCGTTACCCTCTACCTGGACCTTTGTGACGATGTTGTAGGGCATCGTGCACATAATGGCCTTGCCGTTGGTCTTGACGAATACGCCAAGCCCGCGCACATCAGGGTTCTCAGGAATCGGCAAGTTGTGGTTCACGCCAACAAGCGATCCAGTGATTCCTGGCTGCACGGCGTAGGCAGTTCCATTGGTGAACAGCGCAACACCCGTGGGAGCGCCTTGGACGGGATCAAATAGATTGGGGATAACGTACCCAATCATCTGCTTCCCAGTCTCTGCGTTGGTCACCTTGTAGATGCCGAACGCCGTTACTGGAGCCATCTGCTCAGCCATGGGATCCGGCTCTGCCTGTACCCCAGTCACCGTCGCAGCTCCCTGTTGGTCTGCGGCCTGGAGCATCTCAGGAGGAAGCGCCTGCTGCGCCTGCTGTGCCGAAACCTGCATCTCTTGTGGTGCCATGCCATCGGGAGCGGCGGAGACCTTGATGGCGTATCCGTAACCAGAGGGCCGAACCTGAACGACGTCCGTACCTGGGACAAAACGCGAGGAGGCCCGCTTTGCCATGACGGTGTGCGGAATGATCGGAGAGTCTGTCAGGCGATGAAGCACTTCCATCACTGACGCATTCTTCTCAATCATCCTGCGCACATCGGGAGAGGCGAACTCCTGTTCAAAGCGAGCAAAGTCAGAGTGATTAATTGTCCCAGAAATTGCTGAGCACAGGGTCGTGGTTTTCATTGGTTACTCTCCATCTCTCCGTGATTTCTGGAACCGATAGTGCTCTTTTGATCCGTGTGACAGACCAAATCCAGCTCCGCCGGCAATTAAGGCTGAAAGAGCAGGGGCGCCGAACGTTTCCATACCAGCGGCGCGCGCAATCTCCTTTTCGTCGGGTGTGTACTTTTCCTTAAGTTTCTCTTCAAATTTCGAGATTTGCGCGTTGTTCTTCCTAATATCGGCACTAGTACCCGACTTTGGATGCTTATTGATGAATTCCATGTAAGCTCTTCTTTTGTCCATATAGTCAGCGTATGTTCCGCCGGTAGCATTCCGAACATCTTCCAACAGTTTTTCTCTCTGCTTTTCAATATTTTGATTATCCGAGAGGAGCTTTTTCTCTGCCTTTAGAGACTCTCCGGCTGCCTGCTGAGATTCGTTAAACGCTTTTCTCAGCTTGTATGATCTAGCGAGAGGTCCAATGCCTCCAATCGCACCTCCGAGGGCTCCTCCTACAAGAGCACCCTTCAGACCTTCACGGTACTTATCTTCCCCAGATCCGGCCCCTCCGGCAAGGGCACCAGCCCCTGCACCTGCAACAGACGAGATACCCACACGCTTCGTAATCGGGCTCCTGTAGACTTCGATCAGCCGAGATCCTATAGAGGCAGACGAAACCTTCGTCCTACCCGCACCTACGAACTCGTCGCAGACACTTTGGGGCTCAGCCTCAAAAGAGAACCGCTCGCAGTACCCAACACCGTCGTTCAGGGCGCGGAAATACGAGCAGGTCTCGCAACGACTGTCTCCCGCAGTAGGGCGATAGTTGGGCGCGTCTTCGACGCCCGCGATCTTGGGCCAGAAGGGGATTGCCATAGCAGACCTCACATCGAGGGAGGGGGAACGTGCTGGTATCCGTTCTGACCCTGTGAGAAGAGAAGGAACATTCCAGGGGAGGGTCTGCGAGACTTAGCAGCCGCGGCTTCAGCGCGCATCAAAGGCGCCAAAATCTTACGGATTGCAGCCTGGTCTTTTTCCCTCTCTACCTTTGTAGCAACAGGTCCAGGAATGCCAACAACGTACTTAGTACCAGTAATCTGGTAAAACGACAGAGACTCCGGCCGAACACCGCTCTCGAACTTGATATTAGACCCCTTTAGAACCACGGAAGCAGGGATCCTTGACGAAGAGTCTAAACTTAGGCGGATGCCGGCGAGCTTGATAACCGCGTCACCAAAATGGCTCAGGCCAGAGGAGCTGATCTTATTGATGCCCGCTGACGAGGCGCCGTCGCCAACAACACGACCAAAGCCCTGGCGCTGCTGGTACGGCGGGTACATCTGATCGATGAGAGACTTCTGACGCTGAGGCTGATCCGCAGGCCCCTGGAACATCGCAGGATTGAGCAGCGCGGACTCGATCCGCTCTGCGGTCAGTGGGTAGACATTTCCACCAAGCTCAAAGGTATGGAACGGCTGAAGTAAGCGATCCGCGACAATGATCGGGATCCGAACCATATTCTGAGGATTCTTGGATGTTGTAGCGGCGGCCGGATCGTTACGGGCCATCAGGAGTGCATGGCCAAAGGCAAACCCCGCCTCGGGCTCAACTCTCTGCATGCTGAGATCGATCTCATACTGCGAGAGGAACGGAAGCTGCTGATGCAAGTTGCTCAGCACATGCGCAGGCCACTTCGTATCGTCGTCCGGCATCTTGGCGATCGACGCCATCTTCTCGAAGAAGCTGTGCGGATCCACCGGCTTGAGGAAGAGAGATGTCATTCGTACCTCTGTCAATCCGCTTCGAGGACTGACGATAGAAAGGAGCCTTGTCCGGCGAGCGAGTCTACAATATCACCAATAAGGTCATCCGTCGCAACTGTCGGGAGCCCAAGTGTGGTGAAAGCGGCTTTGATCTCGGTGAGCGACGCCTGAAGCTTAGTCAGGAAGTCCGTCCCGAGCATGACGGGCTGTGCCGTGTTCTGATCAGAGACCGCCGCGATCCGTACCTTGCCGTCCAGCTCCAGTCGCGCGTCTCCTTTGCGCGCAACCTCGAGCGATAACGACGGTACTACTTCTCCGGTATCTTCCTCCGTATTAATCCGAAAACGGTAGACCACTCCCGCTGGATCCAGGGAGGCGGGCTTCTGCATGTTGACGACGTAGGGAACCCGCGAGCCTTGCGGACCTTCCACATAAAGCGTACTTGGCGTGGGTATTAGAGCGGGCTCTGCAATAGAGCCATCAAGCTCCAGGCGTCTGCCGGTATACCCAGAATCTACAGCTACAGACCACCCCACGGACTCGATGAACTCCTTTGCCTCAAATGAGAAGGTACTACTTAGCAGACCGAAAGAAGCGGCCTCATCGAGCTCTCCCGTGGTCCAGGTCTGGGATCCGCCTAGAGTCTCTACACGCCAATTCCTCGCGATTGTTAGGACCTGATCTGTAAAGGGATTGGTCATGATGCGGGAGAGTGCAGAGCCTCGGAACTCCGTCAGCCCGCCCCTTCGGGCAATGATTCCATTGCCATCTCGTGTTGTGAGCGCGAGATCTCCCGGTGAGAGATACGGCCTACCAAAGTGAAAGGAACCAGGCTGCCCATCGGCTGTTGCTTCCGAAGGCTGAGGTGCCGACAGTAGGAGAAAAGGAGACGCGCCGTCAGAAGGTAGGCAGACGTAGAACACTGCCCCCACCTCTGGCATGTAGTGAACACCCTCTCCCTCGGGCGTGGAGTAAAGAGAGGGGATGATGACGTTCGTAAGCTCACGATGCACTGAGTCACAGTAGACAGTGCACGTCCAGCGAGCCGTATCAACAAGCATGATACGGCCCTGAAGGATTGATGTCTGTCCTGGCCTCAGC